TTCGTTGCTAAAGCGATTAAAAAACTTAGAAGAGACACTAGAGTACGAGCTATCATTTCGTATGCTGATAGCAATTTTCATGACGGCACAATTTATCGTGCTTGTAATTTTAGGTATTGCGGTTTATCAGAACCAAAAAAAGATTTCTTCTTTTCAGATGGCACCAAACATTCTAGAGGAAAGATTGGAGATGCGAAAGGAGAATGGAGGGATCGATCCCAAAAACATCGGTATGTGATGATATTTGATAAGAGTTTAGAACTCTTATGGACCGATAAGTCTAGTATTCTCAGTAGAAATTAGTTTATTATTAATGAATAAAGAACTCTCACTATAAGTCATTATCTCTCTTATTTCTCTTAGATACTGCTGAAGATATATTGGTTTTAATAAATTAATATTTCTTTTTTCTTCATTTAACCTTGTTTCATACATCATATTACTTATAGTAGTCGTGATATTGGTTATATCACCACTTCCTGTGTAAGTTACATTTTCATAGGCACCAATAATATTATAAGTTATAGAAGTGTCGTGAGAAGCCGGTATACTAAAATTATTATCAACTTTCTGACCTGCTGGTAGAATTAATCTATTTTTTGAATCTCTTACTTCTAAAGTTTCGTAATGGTGATCTGCATTTAATTCAGTTCCATATTTTTCAGTAGCGTATCTATTAAGATCATAATTATTTAATGGCCACTCATCTTTAATATTAGTTATTCCTGAAGTTAATACTACAACCCAGTCAAGATCTGTTTGACCATAAAATTCTTCAGCAATAGTGTCTGGACGTTGACCTTCAAGAATTACATATTTCTTGTAAAAGTTTGCTACATCATCTACAGAATCTCTAACTTTAATTCTGCGAAAAATATTTTTAATCGCAATATATTCTTGAGATGAAACCTTATGAAGAAGATTTGATTGATATAATAAATTTGGTAATTCTCTAAAATATGACATTAGAAACCTACTCCTGGCATATCTGTTGCACCGATATAGTCCTCCTTATAAACAGGATTTATTTCTGTAAATGATAATTGCATCCTCATATGTACAGGGGATTTTAGTACACCAGAGTATGTTGCATAAGTTCCTGAGGCAGTATAATTTACTTTCATATCTGTTAGAACACCTATTTTAAATGAATTTAGGAATGGATGTTTGTTTTTTCCAGACATATATTGGAATGAAAAAAGATCTGGAGCACTAAGTAATAAACCACCCTTTTCTGCCGTACCACCATTTGATGGTGACATTGCGAATTTGATAGTTTTTATAATTTTTTTGACCTCTTCAGCTTCAAGTTCGTCTCTTGGTGTAAAATCAAAAACAAATGGAAATGATCTAAGTTTTACACCGCTGAATAATAACTCTAAATTAGATTGTAAAATTTGACCAGAGGCTCTAGATATCAGTGCATCTGGAGAAATATTTCTACCAGCCAAATTTACAACTTGTGTTGCCAATCCAGTTTTTAATGCTGTTTCTGCTGCAGGGTCTAAACCAGAAAATTTTAAAGAGGATGGATTTAATCGAACATTATTCATAATGTTCATTATTTGTTTTGCCCTATTACCCGCATTTCCACTTATTACATCTCTTGCTGCAGAAACACCAGCAGCATCAAGAGGACTCAAAGTATCTTGACTATAACCTACAGAAATATTATCACTAATTTGTTGTGGAATTGGTAAAAAGATATGTCTAGCATTTTTCTTTAATTTACCCTTAGTCTCCCCACCTAAACTATTAAAATTTTCAGAGAAATTTTTAATATTAAGAGAAGTCAAATCTACCCTCGTTATTGGAACGTTTGGTACTTCTACAGTACCATCAGGTCCCCTTGTAGCTGGAGTTACATCATCAGTAGCAGTGATGGCACCTCCAATAATCCCATCTAAATTAAACCCAGAATTTTTTTCATATTCAAATATAGAAATTTTAAGCATATCCTGACCTGGTTGAAAGGCACTATATGGATATCTAAAAACTTGACCATTCTGTTCTTGACCAGGTGGTTGTTTACCGGGATTCTTAGTTGGTCCAGATCCACTATTTTTTACATTCTGAGTTGATTTGGAAGCATTTTGTGACTGTTTAGCTGCATCACTCGATTGGAAGCGTATATCGTCTCCCAAATCTAAATTAAAATTAATTGGATTTCTTGGACCAGTCATTAATATTAATTTTTTAAGTATTTAGCTTGATATTTGCAAAAGGGATCATTTGCAAATCTTTTATTTCTGATGGATATACTTCGTATAATCCACCAGCAACTTCATTCCAAGTATATTGGCGTGTTTCATTCCAATGAAAGTTATAACCACGGAACCCCCACGCCATAACATCAGTTACTGCTACAAATGGATTTTGGTCAAATTGTATGTTTGGTGTTTTAGCATTGTATACAAACACATACACTTTACCTGCTTGAGGGATTTTAGATCCTTCACTTAAAACTTCAAGTAAAGATATCATAACATCATCAGGATTTTTTGTTCCGATGATACTATCAGCAATACCACGGACCCTATTTACATTAGTATCTGTATCTGTGGGTCTAGTTGCCATTACTTGATACCTAGTTCTTTTTCAGTCATTACCTTAAATTCCCACATTCTGTCGGCACAATAATCTTTTGCTGCTCTCCACTTTGCTTGATTCTTAGCATATTCATATGCTTCATTCAGGTATTTTTTTGTCTGTCTTTTTGGTTTGGGTGGAGGTGAACATTGACGAAGTGGTTTAACTTCAATCAGTGATGATCTTACTCTGCCATCAACATCCCTATATTTGATAAAGAAGTCGGGAAAATATCTATGAATCTTGTTATCGATAGGAGAACGATATGGTATACAGAACTCTTCTGACTGCCACTCTATAATATTTTCATTTTTATCACAGTAAACCATAAATTTACGTTCCCATAGAGAACGATATACTATATTGGTGGGATCACCCTTATATTTCTTTGGATAAGAAGGTTGATATTTTCCCTTATATGACATCTAAATAACTAAACAATCACTTATAAGATATTTAGAGTGGCAAGACCGTTTCCTAAAAAAATATCTCAAATCAAACCAACATTAACTAATGTTGTCACAACCTCTCACTTTGCAGTAACATTTGGTGGATTATCATCTGAATTGATAACTTATTTGAAGAGAAAAGGTATTGATAGCAGATATACTCAAGATCAACTTTCACTTTTATGTTGTAGAGCATCTCTACCTGGAAGTAGTCACGCAACAGCAGATGTAATTGGAAACTATACAGGTGTTGCCGAGAAATTTGCACACACAAGAACATTTGTACAAATGTCAATGGATTTCTATGTTGATGATGCATATAAATCTATAAAATTCTTAGAGCATTGGATGGAATTTATGTCCAATGGATCTACAGTTGGTGATGGATCAGATCCACTGAGATCAGGATATTATTACAGAATGAGATATCCAAATCAATATAAGTGTGATGAAACTAGAATAGTGAAATTTGAAAGAGATTATAAAAATTTTCTTGAATATAAGTTTATAGGAATGTTTCCATTATCTTTAGATGCAACTACAGTTTCTTACGAAGGATCTAGACTTTTAAAGGCAACAGCAACCTTCAATTATGATAGACACATAGCAGGAAAATCTAGGTCGATTGACAGGTATGATGACGAAAGTGAAAATGACGATCCAACTACAGTTGCAACACAAAAATCTTTTGCAGAAACTCTTGCAGCAAAAAATCTTTCTGGATCTAATGACATTAATGGATTTGGGCAAAGATTATTTGATCGTAATCTTGATGGATATCAAAGGTTATTTGCTGATGGTAGATTTTTAAATGGTGGATCTGGTGGTTCAACTATTATTTCTGAAGGTATTTCTGCTGCTACAGGTGGAGGTGGATCTAGAGTAGCGTGATAAATAATTTTAGTGAATTGTTTAGGATATTATGCCTTTACCAAAAATTTCAACACCAAGCTATGAGTTGGTAATTCCTTCAACTGGAAAAAAGATCAAGTATAGACCTTTTTTAGTGAAAGAAGAAAAAGTTCTAATCATCGCTATGGAAAGCGAGGATATGAATACTATTGCTTCTGCTGTTAAAGATGTAATTAAAAATTGCATTATCACCCGTGGAATTAAAGTAGAAGAACTTGCTACATTTGATATTGAATATTTGTTCTTAAATATAAGAGGCAAATCTGTCGGAGAAGAGGTAGAAGTATTAGTTACCTGTCCTGATGATCAAGAAACCAAAGTTCCTTGTTTAATCGCTCTTGACGAAATTGAAGTAATTTTTGATCCTAATCATAATAAGGATATCAAACTTGATGATACACTGACTATGAGATTGAAATATCCATCAATGGATGAGTTTGTTAAGAGTAATTTTGCTCTTAATGACATGGGTGTTGATGATACTTTTGAAATCGTTATGGCTTGCATTGAGCAAATTTATAGTGAAGAAGAATCTTGGTCAATTAAAGATTGTACTAAAAAAGAACTCAAAGAATTTGTTGAA